AAGTTTCCTACCATGCGTGAAGGTAAGGATTTCTACAAGCAGTATGACACTGTGGAAAACTTCAAAATCTATGGCAACGATAGATTTGAGTATTCGTTCATCTCCGAAAATCATCCTGGCCAAATTGATTGGGATATTAATCACATCGATATTGCCATCGTGGATATTGAGGTGGGTTCGGATAATGGTTTTCCTGATCCCAACAAAGCCGAGCAACCTATCACTGCGATTGCCGTTCATCGATTGAATGGTGGTATTCGTGTGTATGGTTGCGGCACGTATGTCAATCACAACGATAATGTCATCTACTTCAAGTGTAAAGATGAGAATGACCTATGCCGTAAGTTTTTGGATGATTGGATTGCAAACTGTCCCGATGTCATTACTGGTTGGAACACCAAGTTCTTTGATATTCCCTATTTGATTAATCGAATCACACGTGTTCTCGGTGAAGATGAAGCATCCAAACTTTCACCGTGGAATAATCTCTACAAACGTGAGACAATGATTCAAGGACGCAAAGAAATTGTCCATCAAATTACTGGTGTTGCAGCACTTGACTATATCGAACTATACAAGTGGTATGCACCTGGTGGTAAGTCACAAGAATCATATCGACTCGATGCAATTGCTCAAGTAGAACTTGGTATTGGTAAGATTGCGTATGATGAGTATGATTCGTTGACGCAACTCTACACAGAAAACTATCAGAAGTTTATTGACTATAACATCAAAGACGTTGAACTGATTGTCAAGTTAGAAGACAAACTAAAACTTATTGAACTGGCTCTCACTCTCGCATACGATACAAAGACAAACTACGAAGATGTCTTTGCACAAACACGCATGTGGGATTCATTGATATACAATCATCTCATTGAACGAAACATTGTTGTTCCTCCAAAAGAGAAGAACAGAAAAGATTCTGCGTTTGAGGGTGCGTATGTGAAAGACCCACAAGTTGGATTACACAATTGGGTTGCATCGTTTGACTTGAATTCGTTGTATCCTCATTTGATTGTCCAGTATAACATCTCACCCGAAACTTTGGTTCAACGAGAAGACTATAATGATGTAATGACTTCTCTTGCACCACAAGCAAATGTGGATGTGTTGTTGAGAAAAGAACTTGATACGAGTGAGATGGACGGTATAACAGTTACTCCTAACGGTCAATTCTTCAGGACGAACAAACAAGGTTTCCTACCTGAGATGATGGAGATTATGTATAAGGATCGTAAGAAGTTCAAGAAGTTGATGCTTCAAGCAGAACAGGAATATGAAAACGAGAAGGATGAAGAGAAGAGAAAAGAAATAGGAAAGTCAGTTGCACGATATAATAATCTTCAGTTGGCAAAGAAGGTATCGTTGAACTCTGCGTATGGTGCAATGGGTTCACAGTATTTCCGTTTCTATGATTTGCGTATTGCACTTGCTGTTACGATGGCAGGTCAGTTGTCTATTCGTTGGATTGAAAATAAACTAAATGTGTATCTAAACAAACTATTAAAGACAGAGAAAGATTATGTTATCGCATCAGACACAGATTCGATTTATCTCAACCTTGGACCATTGGTTTCATCTACAATTAAAACTCAGAAGGAAATACCTGAGATTATCTCCTTCATGGACAAGATATGTGAAACTAAAATACAACCGTATATTGATAAGAGTTATTCTGAACTTGCAGAATATGTTCACGCCTACGATCAAAAAATGATTATGAAACGTGAGGCTCTGGCAAACAAAGGTATCTGGACTGCCAAGAAGCGTTACATTCTTAATGTGTATAACAATGAAGGTATTCAGTATTCCGAACCGCACATGAAAGTGATGGGTTTGGAAATGATTAAATCATCGACACCATCTGCTGTGCGTGATAAGATGCGTCAGTTGATAAAACTAATGATGACAGGAACTCAAGAAGACATTCAAACTTTTATTGCTACATTCAAAGAAGAGTTTAGAAGTCTTCCAGTAGAAGACATATCATTTCCACGTGGAGTGAACGGATTGAAGCAATATACGGATTCTGCTACCCTATATAAAAAGGGAACACCGATTCATGTGAAGGGTGCTTTACTCTACAATAATTATCTACGAGAAAAAAATCTTACGACAAAGTATCCTCTGATTCAAGAGGGTGAGAAATTAAAGTTCGCATGGTTGAAGATGCCTAATCCAATCAAGGATACGGTGATATCTTTTCCCAATAGACTACCCAAAGAGTTTGACATACAAGAGTATATCGACTATGATACTCAATTTGAGAAATCATTTATTGAACCCATCAGAGTTATTCTTGATTGTCTTGGATGGGAAACAGAAAAGAGTGGTAACACACTAGAAGGTTTCTTTGGATGAAAAACATTCGTGTAATCAAAACTGGTATCAACGTCAAAAAGATATTGGAACAAATCAAACAGCATCCAGAAGATTGGGGTGCGTTGAAGACAATGGAAGGTGCAAAGCATCTTGATCCTGAAGTCTATATCTTTGAAAATGGTGTCGAGGTTGATACCATACAATTGATAATGGGTGCTATTGCAAAAGAAGGTGACTTCGTTGGTGATTCTGAGATGTGTATTCCAACACCAGCCTATAGCAAACATACAGAGATAATTAGATTTCTAAAACGACATTTCAAAACTGTATCACGATGTGGATTTTTAGCAATACCAGTTGGTGCAACGGTAGGAAGACATATTGATGAAGGAACATATTACCTAACAAGAGATAGATATCATTTATCAATACAAGGTAGATATGAATATTTTGTTGGTGATGAATCAGTCATTGTCGAGCCAGGTACTTTACTTTGGTTCAACAATAAATTAATGCATGGAACTAAAAATATAGGTGATGTAACTCGTATTACATTTGTGTTTGATGTTCCCCACTCTAAGAGTAATCCATGATACATGCTATACTACCATTTCTCACAGCAATAGCACTGTCTATTGTTGCTGCGTATTATTCAGTAATAGGTCTTGCACAAATATTTCCTGGTTCATACTGGCCAATCGTCATTATGGGTTCGGTGCTTGAAGTATCCAAACTCGTAACCGTATCGTGGTTGTATAACAACTGGAATGTTAGTGTGCGAATGATGCGTTACTACTTCCTTGTTGCTGTAATACTGCTGATGGCAATCACATCAATGGGTATCTTCGGTTATCTTTCCAAAGCACACATTGAACACTCAACAAGTTTAGCACCACTGCTTGAAAAGGAATTCATTTATGAAGAGAAGATTAAGGTTCAAAAAGAAGCCATCGAGAATAATCGCAAAAATCTCACACAGTTGGATGCGGCGGTTGACCAAATCATGGTACGCTCGGCGGACGAGAAAGGAGCTGAGAGGTCGAACCAAATCCGTAAAGCCCAACAGAAAGAGCGCACACGAATTACTGATGAAATTGATGGGTCGCAAAAAGCCATCCAAAAAATTATTGAAGAGAAGTCACCTGTATCGTTGGAAATTAGAAAGGCTGAATCTGATTTTGGACCGATCAAATATGTGGCAGAAGTGGTCTACGGTACGCACGACAGAGACATTATAGATAAGGCAGTACGATTAGTTATATTCATTATCATCATTGTATTTGACCCACTTGCAATATTGTTACTGATTGCTGCTAATCAAACATACCAAGCATTAAAGAAAGCAAAAGAAGAACCCGAAGAACCTAAAAAGGCAATCAAGAAGAAAAAGGTTGACTTACCCCCCTCACCTAGTATAGAATCTCTTATTAGCAGTGGAGTTTTACGATTGAAGGAAACTGACTTGCCTGACAACCACGAAGTTATACACAAAGACAGAATTACCAAAATGAATGACGAATAATATATGCGATTTGAATATGTTATCAAAGATATTTCTAAGTATGAAGCTTCAGAATTTGTACAGAAATATCACTATTCACCTGTGATGCCTACACTAACAAAACACTTTCTTGGTTTTTTCATTGATGATAAACTTAAAGGTGTTTTGACATTGGGGTGGGGAACAAAACCAATGCACACTATTAATAAAATGTTTCCTGGTTTAACATCAAAAGATTATTTTGAGATTGGTAAGATGTGCATGGACGATGACATGCCACGAAACTCTGAATCTCAAATGATATCTGCAACTGTAAAATGGATGAAGAAAAATACTAATTGCCTTTTCCTATACACGATGGCAGATGGTATAATGGGCAAGTGTGGTTATGTGTATCAAGCATCGAATTTTTATTTCGGTGAGAAGTATTGGACTCAAGTGTATATGATGGAAAATGGTGAGAAGTTACATCCAAGATCAACCAAAGCATTATGTAAAGAAAATGCAGTTTTTTCAGGTAGAGATAAAATCTTTTGGTTGACTACGGACTTTATGAAAGAAAAGGGCATCAAGAAAATCAAAGGTTACATGTTTAGATACGTCTATCCTTTGAATAAAGAAGCAAAGAAAATTATGAAGAATAATTCCACATTGAACTGGACTTTGGATTATCCAAAAGATAAAGATTTATGTTGGAAAGATTCAACCGATTCTAAAAATCAGATTATTGTAGAACAACCTGCGTTTACTTTTGAGACTGCAAAATATAATCTTAAAAATATAGAATCACACAAGAAACAAACACCATCTTTAGAAGGATTTTTTAATAATGAGTATTCTTGATAAACTAAAAAAAGGTTCGACGATTAAAGATTCGTCCATCCTTGCAAAATCTCAGTTCTTTACTGAGAAAGATATGATACAAACATCTGTGCCAATGATTAACGTGGCACTCGCAGGTAATCTTGATGGAGGTCTAACACCAGGTCTAACGATGTTTGCTGGTCCGTCAAAACATTTCAAAACCGCATTTGCTTTATTAATGGCATCTGCATACATGGAGAAATACAAAGATGCCGTTGTTCTATTTTACGATAGCGAGTTTGGGACTCCTCAATCTTATTTCGATACATTCAATATTGATACCAATCGTGTGCTCCATACTCCTATTACTGACGTAGAACAGTTGAAGCACGACATCATGGTTCAGTTGCAGCAGATTGATAAGGGTGACAAGGTTATTATCATTCTCGATTCAATCGGTAACCTTGCATCAAAAAAAGAAGTTGAAGATTCACTTGAAGGTAAATCTGTTGCCGACATGAGCCGTGCGAAACAAATGAAATCGTTGTTCCGTATGGTAACTCCACACTTGACGATTAAAGACATTCCGATGATTGTAGTGAATCACACATACAAAGAGATTGGTTTGTATCCTAAAGACATCGTTGGTGGTGGCACAGGTTCATACTACTCAGCAGATACCATTTGGATTCTTGGAAGACAGCAAGAAAAAACTGGCACCGAAGTTACAGGATACAACTTCATCATCAACGTGGAGAAGTCACGATTCGTGCGTGAGAAGTCAAAGATTCCTGTAGCAGTTTCATTTGATGGTGGCATTCAGAAATACTCTGGTCTACTTGACATTGCACTTGAAGGAAACTTTGTATCCAAACCATCAAATGGTTGGTATGCAAAAGTGGATCAAGAGACAGGAGAGATTGGTGACAAGAAACGATTTGATGATACACAAACCGCAGAATTTTGGGATGATATTCTTGCTAGTGAAAAGTTCAAAGAATATGTG